GGCCGCCCTGTGGTGAAAGCTTGATGATCATCAGAACCACCTTCCTATTGCTAAATACCGGCCACCGGAGATTGTTTGAGCGGTCGGACCATTTCGGTAAACCGCCTTGGCAGACCAGTTGGCCCTTGAGTTATCTGTGGTGTAGCCATACACATCAAGACTTGATTGAGGGGTGCCAAAGGCCTGAAAGGTGTAGGTGGTGTCCACAAACAGAACCGGGAACACGCCCAGCGGCGACACCGTCGCGATGGCGCCGGCGGCCACTGCGAAGTCCGCAATCGGCCCCGTACAAATCAGCCGACCGTCTGCAAATTTCGTGGCCTCACCGTTCGCGTTCACCACCTTTTCGAAAATGGCGCCGGAAGGCACGCCACCGCCTTGCGAGACGGTTCCGAGAATGGCCGCGACGGCAGCTGCGCCCAAACCCAAGCCAGCACGTGCCGTAGCCTGGGTATTGCCACCCGTCCCGCCTTTGACAACGGGCACGATGTTTTCGACAGAGACCGCGCCGAGCCCGGCCAACGTCGCGCCCCATTGATCGACCAATTGCCGCAGGCGGTCGGCGGACTCTTTCACGTACCCCTGTACCGGAACCACGGCATACGCCCCGCCAGCGGCGGTAGCACCTTGATAGGCGGGGAGAATCGAAAGCACCGTAGTGCTGGCAATGTTCGAGACTTCGTACCAACGCCCATCCGGGCCTTGAAAACCGTCGCCCACGCGCGCGCTGGCGGCAAAGACCGTACCGGTGCCGGTCACGGTGGTGCTGCCGTTGGTGACGGCGACTGTTCCTGATCTGTACCAGGGCATGGTTGTTCCTTATCCGAAGGGGAATGGGAGATTGGTGGTGGTGATGTAAAGAGCTACCGGATAGCGGTCTGTTGCAATGTTGAAAAATGAGGCATACAGCGACCACCCCTGGTTAAAAGGAGTTGTTTGGGTAGTTGACGCTGACGCCCCCATCATGAAAGAGATTCCACCCACTCTGCCATAAGCGCCTTCAAGAACGGAGTAGACCAGGAAGTTACTGGTACCACCCGACATGAAGTCGCCAATACCACCACCACGGGACCATGGTAGATAGACCGCGTATTCAACTCCCGCCGTGAGCGGAATATCGATATACGAATCCACCTGACCAACATAGGAGACGCCACCGCTGTTGTAGTAGGCTTGGCGAACCCTGTTAGAACCACCGGCGTAGCAAGTTCCGTATCTTCCGTATTGGTCCAGATTACCCGGCACGGGCGCCTGATAAGACCCTGCAATGTTCAGCGGCGGTTGCAGTGAATTGAACGTGATCCTGCCCGCTGAATTGAAGGTCTTTAGGTAGGGGGAACCGGCAATGTTGTCGGACATCAGGTCAAAGCAGTAATACTTGGTATTCGCGTCCGCGTTCGAGTAGAAGAAGGTGATTGAACTACCAGAAACTGACGACCCATTTAAGGTACCGGACCCAACAATAAATACGATGGGTGAAATGGCGTTAGTTATTGTAAACCCCCACAGCCCGTCCGCAAAACTCAGTGACGTCTGGATATTTGACGGAAACCAGTTAGCACCGTTCGACGGGTCTAGCTGCGCTGACCTCAAGAGCCTACGAGTCCATGCCTGCTGATACGTCATGTACCCGCTTTTAACCAATCCATATGTGATGTTGTTGGTGTCAAACAACAGGCTACCGTCTGTCTTATTGACGACTAAATGCGGCATCAATAGTACCCATAGTAAATTCGTGCGTTAGCCGAAAAGAACCCCCATCCGTTTGTTGGATACAGGTATGCCCACGATAGAACGCCACCCGATAGAGTTACACCCGGCAACTTCCCTGTGTTCCCCATATCGACAAGCGGAATAATAGTAAAATACTGCGTCTTACCCGCTGGTGGGGCCGGGATGGCAAGACTGCCTCCCGTAGCCCCCGTATCAACTGAACCCTGTGTTTGGCTAATAAACATGGTCATATCAACCAATACTTGATTAGCCGCGTTTTTGAGTGTGATCCCCGTCATTGCTATAGACTCAAGTCAATTCCAAGTACCCCGTTAGGGTGGTAGAACTTCAGGGCAGTGGGTGATAGTTGCATCCTGCCGTTAGCGTTTGCACCGTTCATTTCAAAACCACCACTCTTGTTGATCGCCCAACCCTGCACGCCAAACTGGTAGTTATCAGATTGAATATATGAACCAATCTTGGCGTTAGTGATTGAACCGTCTTCAAGGAATGCCGACCGCATGAACACTTGACCGCCAGTTACCGCAAACGGAGAAGACAGCGTGCCGTTGATGCCGTTAACCACGGCAAAAAGATCGGCGTTCACCAGGAACTTGCTTTGCAATCCCGCCGGGCCGTTCTCAATGCCCAGGCCGATACCCGCAGCCACGTACTGCCCCTGGCTGTTGAGCTGCATTTTTACCGACCACATCGTGCTGGCCTTGCCGTCGAGGGCCACCACCGCCTGACTGACCGTCTGCACTGCTGCATTCGTGCTGCCGATAGAGACGTCCAGCTGTTCCGAGCGCCGCGCCTGGGCTGTATCACCGTCCGCCCTGACGCGAGTTTCCTCCGCAAACTTCGCCGTAGATCCCCACGCCTGCAACGCTCCAGCCAGATCTCCCTCAGCGTCATCATCCCGCCCGGCCGTGTAAACGGCCTCGACGGTTGTCCGCATCGAAGCCACCGCCGCATCGGTTGTCACCTGAGCGTCTTGCACGTCCTGAATCTTCGCCGTGTTGTCATCGACCTCCAATTCAATCGTGTTGATCCTTCTCCCCAGCGCGTCATCACCTGTAGCCCGGGCTTCGGATTCAGAACCGATGGCCGCGGTATTGCCGCTGACCTTTGCACTCAACAACTCCAGGCGGCTCGCTGATGCAATGCGGTCGGTGGCCAGCACCGTCTCCAGAGTACGGATTCCGGCTTGGTTGCCTGCGACCTGCGCATCGAGTGTGGTCAGGCGGATGGCCGTTGCTTCTCTTTCCGTAGCGGTGGTTCGCACTTCCACCGCGAACCTTGCGGCGCTATCCCACCCACTCAGCGCCCCGGCCAAGTCCCCTTCCCCATCCTCATCCCGGTACGACGCCTGCAGTGACTGAAGGGAAGACGATGTTACCGTGACCTTGCCGTCCACCGTGCTGATGTCGCTCGTGTTTTTATCGATCTGCACAGTTTGGGCGTTGACCGTCGTCACGATGCCGCCGATGTCGAGCCAATAGGTCGAATTAGGCGGCGCATTGGCCCCGCCGGCGTTGGCAGGCACGGCCTTGATGGCGGTGTACAGGCGCTGGCCGCCGCGCACGTTGTCGTCTTTCAGGTAGCTTTTCGTCGGGACGTATTCCAGTGCATCAATGATGCCGTCGATCTGGCCCTGGAGCTCCTCCTTGGCCGCATCAATTCGACCATTTACAGACTCAGGTCCGTCGCCAGAGATCTTGTCGATTTCACCCAGCAGGTGCTCGCCAAGCTCGGACTCGGTGATCTGACCGGCGATCATGTCCAGGATCGGGCCGGCTTCAGAACTGGCCCGCCCCATCACGCCGCTTACCACTGGATAGAACGGGCCGATGTTGCCGATCCGGTCGACCAGGCGCGCCCAGAAGAAGAAGGTGGTACCCGCCAGCAAGCTCTGCATCGAATAGTCGCTTTGCGGGTAGGCAAGGTCTGCCAGCTTCGTTGCCGCGCCCAGGTTGTTGGCCGGGCCATACCAGAGTTCCGTGCGCTGCGTGTCTTCGGCGCCAGCCGGGAAGCCCCACTTCAGGCGAATGCCAAACAGCAACGCTGTCGCGGTCAGCGATGACACCGCCGGCGGCAAACCTGCTTTGCCCTTGAGGTTGGTCAGGATCGAGTTGCGCCAGATCGACGAGATGTCGAAGGCACTCACCGCGCGGACGCGGGCCACATAGGCGCCAGCATAGATGCCGGTAACGTCGACACTGGTCAGCCCGGTGCGTTGCACTTTGATCCAGTTGCCGCTGTCCTTGCGCCACTCCACGTCGTAGCCGACCGCGCCGTGTACCGCCGGCCAGGTGATCGTCATGGTAGCGACGGCGATGCCTTGGGAAACGACTGAGCTTGCCGACAGGGTGACGCTGGCCGGCGCCGGCACCACCGTGATTGGAATGACGCTGATCGGCCGCTCCTCGAGGCGAGCACCAGTATCGATGGAGGCAAACTTGCTCGGCTCGTACTGCAGCGCGCTGATTTCGTAGTCGCCCTCGGCCGTGCGCTTGGTCCGCAGGACGCGATACAACGGAATCGCCAGGTCATCAGCATCCTGTGCCCATTGCAGTTGCGGCAATGGTGGCTCGCTGTAGCTGGTGGTCACGGTCACCGCGCGGCCATTCACGCTCTGCACGGTACGGCCCTCCGCGCGCCCGCCCGGCAAGTTGATGATCAGACGATCACCGGCCTTGGCCTGGGTGTTGCGATCGAGCGTCACCACGCGGCCGGCGGCCGCCGAGATGCGCCCGCCGACCTCGCGTCCTGCCAGCAGCGAGTCAGCCACCGGGATGATATGGCCAGGCAGTGGAATCACACCTTCCATGCCGGTCTTGAACGACACGGTGCGATCCTGGTTGTTGCTGAGGATCGCCCACTTGCCACGACGCTGGGCCTCGGAGGCTCGAGTGCAACCGATGGCACTCAACTCCATCGGCCGGTCGCCATACCGACGCTGCAAATCCAGGTCGGCGAATGGGATGACGTCGGTGTCGTAGTTGTTCGCCGGGTTGTCGTAGCTGACCAGCGCCCGGGTGTAGCGGGTCTTCGCCGAGGCACTGCCATAGGAGAACTTGCCATCGATGACGTTGGCCCGGGTGAAGACGTAGTCGAAGTCCTGGGCACGCGGCATGTCGGCCTGCATCACCAACTGGCCCTGAGCCCAATAAGTCATGCCCCGATAGATGCCGGCGATGTCACGCAGAAGCGACCAAGCATCGGCCTTGCCTTGCAGGTTCATGTCGCAGAGGTAACGTGGCTCGATGCCGCCCAGGCCATTGGTCACTAGCTGGTCGCAATACTGGGCAATCCGGTACAGCTCCCACTTGTCGACCATCCACGGCTTGATGCGTTTGCCCAAGCAGAAGCGGTCCTCGGTGCATACGCCGTAGGTGATCCAGGCCGGGTTGTTGGTCCAGGCCGACTTCATGGTTCCGTCCCAAGTG